CGCGAGCGTACCTCCCAAGCCGGTTAGACAGCAGTCCGCGCCAGAGATTCACCCCGCCCCCCCTTGGCCGCTTGCCGGCGTTCCTCGCGCGTCTTTGCTATGTGGCAATCACGGCACAACGGTTGAAGATTCGCGCGCGACCAGAACCGAACCGCATCGCCCTTGTGCGCCGCGATATGGTCAACCTCAGTGGCGGCCGACACGCGTCCTCGAGAGACACAGAGCCGGCACAACGGCTCGGCATTCAACACGACCAACCGCAGATCGCGCCAACGCTTCGAGTGATACAGCGAGCGCCCGGCCTCGATCGCGCGCGCACGCTCGAGCGACTGACGCACCGGCGGAGCACACGCAGCACACCGACCACGAAACACGGCAACACCAACACAACCAGGCGTGATACACGCGCGCGGCGCTTGCATTGGCACGGTCTACCGCCCCGACTCAGGCGCCGGCACGCGCGAGCGAACATGCGACCAATCAAAGCGCGCGAGCGCCACCAACACCAACCGCAACGCATCGCCGGCGCGCACCTGATCCGTAGTCACACGAAGGACGCGCCAATTGTTTAGCGTCGCCGTGTTGTACTTCTCCATGTCTTTGATGAACCCGGCCGGCCGATTGTGTCGGCCTAACTTCCAAATCGCGCCCTCGACCTCAATCGCGAGCTTGATACCAGGCCACGCTAAATCGAACTTCCAACGCCGCAACGGATCAAAGCGAAACTCGACCGCCGGCACAGTGACACCAGCGAGCCGTAATTGCTCAACGAGCATGCTAGAGAAAACGTCGTTAGACTTCCCGCCAGGCGAGCGCTTGCGCTTCACCACCGGCGCACTAACGCCACGCACGGCCGCCGATCTACCAGCCGCCGGCTTGATGCGATACACGCGCACGCCGCCAAATCGACGCACCCTCAACCCCTCTCGCCTTCCTGCCATCGCGCCCAAGCCTCGGCCGCCTCAGCATTGAGCGCCGGCGGATTCGCCGCGAACTTGTCGCGCTCGTTTTCTTCTCGTGTCGCCCACCGCAAATGAGCTGGATTCACACACCACCAATGGCCGCACCTATGCGCCGCCTCGCGCCTACGCCGACGCACGAGCGGCACACCATCCGCCAAGCACAACAACAACCGCGCGACTGTCACCGTCCGAGACCCGCGGCCGCCTACTTGGATCTTTGGCCGTTCCTTCCCGTCCGACTCGCGCACGTACGAGCCCATCCAAAACCAGCACGCATCATCGGCGGCCGGCGCCGCGATCTTGTCGAGAATCCGGCCCACGAGAGACTCGCTCGCGCCTTTGATGAGCTCAGCCATGTATTACCCCTGATACTACACGTCTATTCGACATAACCTTAGCGCGCAGCGCCGGCCAATGCTCGAGCGAGCTTTGAGTAACTCCGACCTGATCTCAACGGCAACTCGAATGCCTCGGCCGGCATGTCCTTACCGAGCGCCTCGCCGCACACTTTCCAGAGCGCCACCCGCAACAAATCGGCGTCATTCAACACGCCCAGACGCGCGCGCGTCTCATCAAGCACCGCGCGCTCGACTTCCGAGAGCTCGAGCTCGAGCCGGCCGGCAGAGATCCGATCGAGTGGCAATGCACGAGCGATTGATAACGCCGCATCCGACGCCACGCGTCACACTCCCCGCGCCATCACCGGCGCATCATCAAACCGCATCGTTTCACCGTCGAAGCGCCACACCAACAACCCCGGCGGCCCGTTTCTTTGCTTGCCCACGATAATCTCGGCCGTCGTGTCATCGAAATTGCCCGAGTAAATCCCCGGCCGATGCACGAACAAAATTACGTCCGCGTCTTGTTCAATCGCCCCTGAGTCGCGCAAATCAGACGGCATCGGCCGCTTGTCGGATCTCTGCTCGTTCCCGCGTGACAACTGAGAGAGCACAATCACCGGCACCTCGAGATCACGCGCCAATGCCTTAAGCCCTCCCGAGAACTTCGCGACCTCGAGCGTACGATTTTCCGAACGCACGCCCGGCTCGGAGCCCATCAATTGCAGGTAATCGACGACCACGAGCGCCAACGGCCCGGCCGTCGCCTTGAGACGGTGAGCGGCGCCGCGAATTTGCGAGAGCGTGGCCGCGGCACGGTCAAACACAAAGACACGCCCGGCCGCCATCTCAGCCACAGCGTCAGAGATGGCGCGCGCGTCGCGCTCGCCGCCAATCCGGCCGGCCTGTATCTCGACGTGTGGCCGACCAGAACGATACGAGAGCTCGCGGCCGTTCAACTCATCCGCCGACATTTCAAGCGACGCCACGAGCACCGGACCGACACGACCCGCCGCCACAGCAAACGCCATCGCGAGCGCGGTCTTACCTTGCCCCGGCCGGCCGCCAAGAACGATCAATTGCCCAGGCCGCCAACCGAACGTCATCGCATCGAGCGAGCGAAACCCGGTCAGCACGCCCGGCCGTTTGCCCTCGGCCGCACTCTCGAGCGCGGACAGCGCCGCCACCGCGCGCGCTTCCGGATCAATCACGGCCGCCTGATCGGTGAGCGACCGCAACCCGACCAACGCGCCCTCGGCAAACTCGAGCAACGCCGAGCCGCCCATGTTGCCGGCTTGCGCTTCGGCGATTACCTCGCGCGCCGCGAACTCGAGCCGGCGCCGCAACGCGTAGTCGCGCACCTGAGCCGCATAGGCGCCGACGTTTGCGGAACGCGGTACGCCATCGGTCAGCGTCGAGATATACGCCATCCCGCCGCAGTCCTCGAGCTCGCCCGGCGTCAACACGGCCGACAACGTGACCAAATCGCACGGCCGGCCGGCCGACACGAGCCGCCCGAGCCCTTGCCAGATCACCCGATGCGCGAGCCGGAACCAATGATCCACGCCGACAATCGTTGCCGCCTCATGGAAACGATTTCCGTCCACCAGGACGGCGCCGAGCGTCGCGCGCTCAGCCTCGAGCGTGCGATCTAATACGCGGTCATGTTTTTGTTCGCGCGACAGCCGACGGCCGGCCGCCGGTTCGATCACCTCGGCCACGTCGTCCAAATCCACGACCGTCTCGAAATCTCGGCTCATTTCCGCCCCTGATCCCGGCGCGCATTGACAATCGGCACCGCGCGAGACGCCGCGGCCGCCTTCGCCTTGTTATGTCGCACGGCTCGACGATGCAAGACGGTAAAGCGGTTCATTGACCGCCCTCGGCGCGCGCCGGCACCTTGACGGCCGGCCGCAGCAAGCGCAACTCGATCAAATCGGCCGCCTCAATCAGCCCATCGGCCCACGACGCATGGCCGGCGAGATTCGCCAACACCTCGAGCTCGCATCGCACTGACGACACCTCGCCGACCGACACGAACCCCTCGCCGGCCAACCAACGCGTACAGAGCGCCGAAAGGGCCGCCCAACACGACCCGCACACCTCCACCGACGGTACGCCTATCGCGTAAGACACCATACAAAAACCAGCCTGAACGCCGCAGCGCTTACACGTTCGCGTCATCGCCGGCACCTTTTAATCTCGCAAGTCAACGACACCTCGAACGCGCGCACGGCCTTCTCGAGCCCGGCAATAGCGCGCTCCACCTCGGCCACCGCGGCCGCCTTGCGCTCCCGCTCGCTCGACACCTCGCGCCGCCATCGGTCACGGTCGCCCGTCATCAGCACAAGCAAGCACAGCAACAGCAACACCAACAGCAACAACGCCACCACAAGCTCACCCATTGCCCACCCCTTCACTTTCCGGCGCCGCCGGCGCCACGCCACAACAACCCCGCCGGATGCACAGACACCACCGCCGGACATTTACAGGCCGAGCGCGCATCGTCATCGAGCAAGACACGGAAACACGCGCTCGAATCCGAACCGACCAACACGGCGCCGGCGCCGGCCAATTCCAGAACCGCCACGCGATCACCACACCGCCAGCCCGAAACGCCGCGGATACGCGCGCAATGCTCGAACTGCTCACCAGTGACCGGCGCGCCGACCTTTCGCACGCGCAGATCGGTAAACGGCACATCCGGCCAAGCGTCCGTCAACGATGAAAAGAACGCCGATTTAGCTCGCCCCGCCGTCCGATGATTGACGACCACGACGTAATCAAAGCCACGCACGGAAACCTCGAAACCAAACACCTCACGCCCCGATCTCACGGCAACCCTTCCGGCGCCGCCGGCGCCAATAGCTCAGAACGCCGCGCCACGGCCGCGCGCGTCTTTTCGGCCTGTAGTCCAATTTGACCTGTCCTCGCCCCGCCAGGAGCCGCCCCGGCCGCCGTAGACCCCGCCGGCGTTCCGGCCTGATCCTCCCACCGGCGGCCGTTTAGCCACGTTGCCGGATTCGGCACAAACCCGCGCACCCACGCGTCCGTCGCCGACTGGCGCGCAATGGCGCCGAGCATGACCTCGACCAACGCCGACGACGGCGCCAACTTGCGCCACGCCTTCAACGCCGCCACCTTGGCATCTTTTTTCGGGTACGCATTCCAGAACTGAGCAAAAAGGCTCGCGCCCTCTTGTTCTGCTATATCTGCCTTTAGTTCAAGAACTGGAAAGGAAAGGAAAGGAACCCGCGTGCTAGTCGCGTGCTCACGCGTGCTCGACGCGTCGCGACGCGAGCTCGACGCGTGCTCACGCGTGCCTGACGCGTCGCGACGCGAGCCCCACGCCTCAACCAGTTCGGCATCCGGCGCCGGCAAGCGCGACTCGGACTCACGATTATTGACGACTTGATGCGCCAGGAACCGCGGCACCCACGCGAGCCCGTTACCGTAAGGCACGACCAGATCGGCCGCTATGAGCTCACCCGCCAACGCGTCAATGTCGCACGCGTCCGCCGGCAAATACCGCAACTTGAGCGTACCCGGTTTCCAGACCAACCGGCCCTCGCGGTCAGCCTCGCACCACGCCGCAATAAACAGCAACCGCGCCAACGGCGACAACCGGCACACGTCCTCGGACGTGAAAAACTCCGGTTTGATGGTCCTAATTCTCGGCATGTACCGCCGCCTTTCGCCGAGCGTCAATGGCTCGCTTGATGGCCGAGCGCGTCTGCCCCATCGCGCGCGTACGCTGTGCCGAACAAATCAGCGACATACGCCCCGAGACAGCCGCCAACGTTCCCGCACGCTCACGAGCGGCCGCGCGCGCGTCATCGTCCACAGCCGCCAGCGAGGCACGCCGCGAGCGCTCGAGCTCACGCCGCAAGTAATCGCGCAACCGCGCCCAATGTGCGGCCGTCATCGCGCCACCCGCTCGCGCGCGCGAGCACGCCGGCGCGCCGCGGCCCGTTCGCGCCGCACGGCATCGTTCACAAAGCCCATCTCGCGGAATCGACCAAACGGCCGGCCGGCCCACCGCCGGCGCGCCTCGACGACATCGAGCCCGGCCAGGCCGAACCACAACCGCACCGCGCCATCTGTGCGAGACAAGAGAAACCGCGACGCCTGATCCCGCGCCGCCACGAGCGGCCCTTTTTGGCCTCGATATCGAGAGTCGATGATTGCTTGCCGAATCACCTCGAGCGCCACCCGACGATACCCGGCGAGTCTCACAACAAACCCGCCCCGGCCGGCGACCAACCATCAGCGCCGACACGCTCGCGCACCTCACCGGCCACGACCGCATCGAGCAACGGCAACTCGACCGGCGCCGACTCAGGCGCGCAAGCCTTCCGCGAACGGCCACGCCGCCTCGGCGACTCCCCCGCGCGACGCGCGCGCCGCGGCCGGCCGACCGTGCCGGCAATCATGGGCACCGAATGACCGCACCGCGGACACACGAGCCACACCCGGCCGCCGGCGCGCCGCTCGCGGTATCGCCCTTCGTTATCGTGCCCAAATACACAACTCAACCTCGATAACCAACCCATGCGGACCCCCTGAAAATTTCGACGGCCGGCGCCGTCCCTACAACGTGGCCGGCCGCCTGATCTCTTACCCGTCCAACCTCACCAAAATCTCAAGCAGCTTGCCGACTCGACACACGTCGCCATGCGGACCATTCGAGTAAAACTTCGAGCACGACTCGCCCGATACGAACGAGCGCGCCCACTTCTCGAGATCCTCGCGCGCCTGAGCTCGCGCCTTATCGGCCAACTCCGCGGCCGACACATCCGCCGGCGTCGGCGCAAGGTTTAGCGACAACTCAGCGCGCGCCGATCGCTCGACGCAATCACCGACGCCAGCCTCTAGCAACCGGCGGAACTCGAGCGCGTCACCCTCGGTAAACTCATGCGCCGTCGTGGTCAGGAATCCACGCACGAGATGCAACGGCGCCGACACCGACACCACCGGCGCCGGATGCAACAGCCGCAACACGCACGGCCCAGGCTCAACCGGCAAGCCACGCCCAACCGGCGCGCTCATCGCCGGCGCGCCGCCTCGCGCACGTAGGCCGGATCTACCTCGAGCCCCTCGTGCGAGTCGCCGAGCGGCGCCACGTCGTACGCGTCGGCGTACACGCGGTCCTCTTTTGTGTGCAGTCGAATATCAATGTTCACCGACAGCCCGATCAACGTCTCGAGATCGAATCCGCGCAACTCGCCCTCGGTCAACTCGCGGCCGAGCATGAGCTCGACGTGCTTGCGCAACCACGCCTTCGCGTGTAGCGAGTTCACGTAGCGACGCCGCACAATCAGCCGTTCGTTGCGCGCGTTTCGGTACGGCAATTGCCAACGAATCTCGACGTAATGTTTTTCGCCAAACCCCTGATTTCTTAGGCCGAGATCGACGGCATCACAGACCACCGCCACCGACCAGCCGGCCGGCGGCGCTTCCCACGGCTCGGAATCGGATATTTTCGAGATCACACCCATACGCTCACGTCCTCCCACTCGCGGCCGTCACCATGACGCACCGCACTAGACGACCATTTCTCACTCGGCCGGCCGGCCTTCGATGTTCCGACCGAGCCACACGTAACGGAACAACCCCGGCTCGAGGCACTCAGGCGCCGGGATAATGTGGCCGGCCTTTCTGAGCTCATCAATCCGAGACCCGAACCGGCTCGCAATGTCGCCGAGCTCGCGCCCCGTCGCCGGCCCCCGCATCAACCGCGCCAGGATGCGCGCGCGTGACGACTCGCGCCGACGGTTCTCGCGCGCCACGCTCGCCTCGGCCGAGCCGACCGAACGAAACGCCGTCAACGTTTCCCGCAAACGCTCGTGCGCCACCACGCGCGCCGCGGCCGCGCGGATCAATTCCACATCCACGCCTTCGAGCTTCGACACGGCCTCGAGCATGATCGACTCGAGCGCAATAGCGTCGAGCGTGTCATCCACATAGAACCGCGCCGGCGCCATTACTGCCCCACCGCCAACCGTACGACCATGCCCGACTCGAGCACGCCGTATCGCTGCCCGTTTCTCATGCGCAACGTACGGTCTCGCCGCATCATGCACACGGGCACAGCGCCATTCTTCGCCGCCCACTCGCGCAACGGCAACGAGCGCCGCCGGAACGCCTTCCCTTGAAAATTCCGCCGACTGCCGACACCCTCGCGCCGCGCGTTCCGGCGCCACTTGGCCGACCCGCGCCGCGGCCGAGCAAACAGCCGGCGCGCTTCCTTCGCCGCCGCGCGAAACGAATCGAGACGAGCATTGAGCGCGCTTGTCGCCTCCGCGGCCGACGACGCCGCGCCACCCATGCCCACCATTGCCGCCAACGTACTGAGCAACCCTTTACGCGCCATCTACTCACCCCTTCCGACACGATGCGCCGCGAATTGCAGCACACGACCACCACGAGCACCGCGGCCGCCGGCCGCCGGCGCCGATTCACCCACCGTGCCCTCGGCCGCCGGCACGTCGCCGTCGCCTAGCACTTCGAGCTCGTGAATCTCACCGGCCGAGAAACCCTCGTACGCGTCCCCGACCATCTCGAGTACCTGATCTCGCGACAACCCCACCGCGAGCGTATTTTTTGCCAGCAGCACCACGAGCGCCGCGATCCAATGACGCGTACTAATTTGTTGCGTCATCGCCACGCCAACAATCGCCGCCTTCGCACGCGCGACGATGCGTACTTCCGCGAGTTTTTGTGCTTGTTCGCTCACCGCTTCCCCCTTTGTCCTCGTGCGACCGTGGCCGATTTTCGACGCGCGCGCTCGAGTGCCTCATAACGCGACTTCATGTACTGGCCGCGCACGATTTCCTGCAACGTTGCCTCGGTCACAAGCTCGGCCGTCGCCTGATCCGCAAGCGCACGCGCGAGCCCCTCGACGGATGCGTATTTGCGCATCGTGCGCGCGACAAACCACGCCACGCGCGCCCGATGCAGTCGCGCCGAACCGCGCCGCAACGCGGACTCGAGCAACAGCAATACCGCCACGCCGACCACGACCACGCACAGCAAGACCAGCGAGCACGCCACCACAAACCCGGCCGCCGTCACGAACTTAGCGAGCACGTCTAACACTATTGCAACTAGAGCGCTATTCGTCATCCTCTCCCCCCGCGGCCGATGCGGCCGACAACTGCAACCCAGGACCGCGGCCGACCGGCGCCAGCTTTGCCGATGCGTTCTCCGAGACGATCCAGCCCATACGGCCAATGATGGCGCCCTGAGATCCCAGGACTTTCAGGTACGGATTTTCCAGCGGCGCGCCCGTCCGCGGATGCCCGACCACCGCACCGAGCGCGCGCACGTTTGCCGCCGCCTCGGCATACAACTTCAACGCGTCCGCGAACACCACCAAGTCAGCCGTGCGCGCGTCGGGATTGTCCTTGCGGAGCACGTCCACTAACTCGCCCACCGTGACGGCCTCACCGTCGGCCGGCGGTACCTGAAATGCCCCCGCTATTTCTGCCATCGCGTCACTTTGCCCACGTCTTAACCCCTCGGAACAACGGCCGCGGAATGTCGGCCGCGATACGGTCGCACTTGCTCGCGCGATAGCACTCCGCGCCGCTCGCGTCATCGGCGAGCACCGGCAACGACGACTCAACCGACCGAATCAACTCGAAATCGGCGCCGCCCTCGGTCAAATCGAATTGCTCGAACCGGGCATTTGCATTGAGATTGAACGAGCCACGCAGCAACAGTCGGAACCGTTCATTAGAAACGGTCGCGATTTTCGCGTGATTGACGACATAGCGTACCGAGTCCTCGCCGTGCGAGTCCTTCCACTGACGAATCAAGCCGGCATTCTTCAACCGCGCGCCGTAGTCGATCACCAACAGGCCCGACCGCACGCGCCCGTCTTGCCGCAGTCGCGCCAGCGTCTCGATTTCGTACTCGGCGACCGTCCACGTCCACACCGACACGTCAGCCGGGCCGGCCTGATCCAAACACGCCAAAATGGCATCAATCATGGAGAATTGCCCACGCGTGAGCGCGAACAACGAGCACCCCGGCTCGATTGTGCCGATGCAATCGGCGGCCGTCTTGAAACTCTCGAGCGCGCGAGCGCGCCGAGTCGCAATCGCCGCGCGCCTCACCGTTTCACCGCCTCGAGTACACGAACGACTGATTGCGAGCGAGCAATGCGCCACCGACAACGCTCGCCCGGCAGATCCCCGCCAAGGCGTTCAATAGGAAAACCGGCCGCCTCGAGCGCGAGCACGTCGCGATACATCGTGCGACCCGATACGCCGAACTCGTGCGCCAGGCTTTCAAGTTCGCGGCCGTAGGTTGTGGAAGCAAGCACGGCCAGCACGCCGAGCGAACGTTTTAACATTCGCGAGCGGTCGCCGTCGTTCGGTGACGGCCTGTTACCCCAACGCGCGGCCGTCATCGAACCTTGCTCCCGAAATCCGGCATAGTGCAAAACGTCGCCGGCGCGACAACGCGCGCGCGAATCGGCGCGCCGCACTGCGAGCACAGCGGCGCCGGCGCCACCATGCAACGGCAATACTCACACGGCACCGTTACCGGCGCCGGCACCGGCGGCCGCGGCCTCGGCGAAACCGTGCCCATTAGCGCCGCCCTCCCATGAGCTCACGATTGAGCACGAACCGCGCGCGCTTCACTTCCGGCAATGTTGGCAACGGCCAACCGAGCACGTCACCACCGTCGGCAAGATCAACCGCCGGGTACAAATCTTCCTCGAGCATTTCGACCGGAGCCTCGACGCACGCCGCAGCGAACAACCGAACCACGCGCGCGCCATAATGCTCGAGCGCCGCGGCCGGCGGATTCTTGCCGCCGCTCATACCGCGCCACGCCTTCACAAATTCCGAGCGCGACGGCTTGAACGTTTGCGCATCCACGAACGCGCGCCACTCGGCCAACGCGCTCACCGGCGCCCCCGCTCGAGCCAGCGCAACACCTCATCGCGGCGCCACCGACGCGAGCCCCTCGAGAACTCGCGCATCGGTAAAACGGGAAACGTGTTCTCGGCCAACCGGCGCTCGACCGTGCGCACCGAGCACCGAAAGAGCTCGGCCACCTCGGCAATCACGAGCACCAACGGCAACTCGCCGGCCGCGCGGTTTCTGGACTCGGAGACCTCGCCCATGCGCAGCGCCATCAGAGCCACCGCGGATCAACGCCAAGCCGCAAAAGCTCGAGACGCGCCCGCCGCTCGCGCGGTCGTCGCTCGCCGGCCATCCAACGTGAGAGCGTCGATTGCGGCACGCGAAACGCGCGCGCGAGCTCGGTTTGATTACACCGGCGCTCACGCATCACGCGCGTGAGCACCCGTCCGACTGTGTGAGAAGTTCCGCTCGTCGCCATTGCGGAATAACCCTATATGACAAATCAGCATAAGTCAAACGCCGTGCGAGATTTTTTTATTTACGGCGCCTGACGACACGCAGCGCCGCCGCCAACACACGCGCCGCGGCAGCCACTTTGCTACCCTGAGAGACCGCCAGGACGGCCGCCGCCGCCTTGAGTACAACGAGACCACCCGACCGATACGGCATAGACACAAATTCCCCCCGCTTTACCGAAACGCCGAGCTCAGCATGTGTATTTACCAATCCTTAGAGTTTTTTAATCAGCGCGCGCGCGTGCCATGCGTCCGTGCCATGTACGCGCGTCGTAACACGTCACGAATTGTCATTTTTTGGCGCGAAACGCCCCAACGCGCGCGCCGAGCTATCGACCCAATTTTGGCCCTATAGCTCTATACGTTTCCGTCATTTTCAGGAGAGAGAATCGCCGAAGAACTCGGCCGATTTTGCACATTCGCCGCGCCGGTTATGAGCCCAACGAGCTACCGGACTGCTCCACCCCGCGACGATGGTTAGTGCCATGTCGCCGTGCCATGTACTCGAGCCATTCCGACGACAAAAGGGACTGTATCACGTTCCCGAACTCCACGCACGGCGCCGGCGCACCACGCGCCGCGCCGGACCGTCCGGCGCCGGCAACGCCGGCACGCCGGCCCCCTCGAACGCCACGCGTGCGTCGAGCCGCTCGAGCGCGCCGCGTAATTGCTCATCGCGCGCCGGCACGTAAAATTGACGCGTCGTGTCGATGCGCCGATGGCCGAGCAACGCCGCCGTATCGGCCAGGTCTACGCCCTCAGCCGTGAGCGCTTGCCCAAGCGTCCGTCGCAACGCATACGGCCGCAGATGCGCCGGCCAGCCGAACCGCCGCACCGTATCAGCAAACACGCCCGTATCGAATTTCCCGAACGCCCCGGCCTCGATAAACTCGCGCACGGCCGCCTCGACCGCCTCGGTAATCGGCACGCCGGCCGGCCGGCGGCCGCCCTTGCCGTCACGCGTCAGCCAGACCCGCCGGTCTAGGTCGAAATCTTCCGGCCGCGCGCGCATCAATTCCGACGGCCGCACACCGGACACCGCGAGCAAACGAAACCGCGCGCGCGTGGTCACAAGATGCCGCAACCGCGGCCGGTCTATCCGATGATGCGACCGCGGCCGCGTGCTCGCCTGATCGGCAATGGCCGTACTCAGGCGCGCGTACACCTCGGCAATGGTCGCCGCCGTCACCACGAGCGCCGGCGCGCGCGGCACCTCGAGCGGCCGCACATAATCCGCCGGGCATGCGCGCTCAGGACCATCGAGCGTGGCGTACAGCGCACGGAGCGCGATTACCCGATTGTTGATGGTCTTTGGTGACGCGCCGGCCGCGCGCCACGTCGCCATCGCGCCGAGCACATCCGCGCGCACCAGCGAGAACCGCGCGCGCCGGCCGTAGAGATCCGACCAGGCGCGCAACTCCGAGCGCCGAGACTTCCAGGCCGCGAGCGCCGTCGAAAGATCCAGATAGCGCGCCACGTCGGCCTCGAACGTGCCACGCGTGACGGCCGCCGGCGCCTCGGCCTCGAGCTCGAGCCGCATTTGCGCGCGGAGCCGCTTGAGCTCGGCGAGCTCGAGCCCGGCCGGCAACCGCCGCTCAATTTGCCGGCCGTGCGACCACACCACGAGCGCGACCCCTGATCCGTCCGAATAGACGCCGGCCGCCAGCCGGCGCCGCTTGCCGCGGCCCACGATGCCCTCAGACGCGCGCGCGCTTCGACGCCGGACGCCGAGCCACCACGCGCAACACGTCGCGTACCACGTCCCGCTCGGCCGGCGTCACCGATTGCAGCAACGTCCACACCTCGCCAAAGCCGGCCGGATGCGCGCTTACCGCCTTGGCATTCTCCGAGTCAGCCACGAGCGACTCGAGCCGCACGCCGAGAAAGTCGGCCAGCTTCGCCAACGTGTCTAGGTCTACATCGTGCCGACCGCGGAAGTAATGAGAGACCCACGTTTGCGTCACGCCGAGCGCGTCGGCAATGGCCGATTGCGTCGGCCGCGCCGGCATGCCCTCGAGATGCGCCGCCAGCCGCCGACGCACTAAATCCGACAACGACCGAGAATGACGCGCGACCATACCTCTAACCCACCTTTGCCCCGGCCGTTTCGCCCCTCCCACGAGAGGTAAACGCTAGAGCCTCAATGTTTTAACTCTATGCGCATTCGTCATAAAAAGCACTCACAACTCGGTCAGCGCGCAGTCACAATTACAACTTGCACTCTATGACAAATTGTCATAATCTCTACCCATGACGCACCGCGCCCCATTGCTCTATCGTCTTGTGATTGGTTCGATGATTGTCGCCGTCATCGTCGCCGGCGCGCTCATGCTCGCCACCGGCGCGCCGGTCACTGGCGCCGGATTTCTCGCCGTCGGCCTGATCGGCCTACATTCGGAAGGCGTCACACAGTGAGCGCCGCGCCACTGCTACCACCGCGGCCGGCGTTCTGCCCGACGTGCCAACAACCCATTCTCCCAGGCTACCTGCTCGGCGGCCACGAGCTCGCCGACGCCACCGCATTGGGAGATACTCGACAATACCTTGTTGTTGTACTGTGCCCCCTGCGACCGAAATGAAAAAATCTTTTATCGCTCGACTTTTCAATGTCCCGCGCCGCTTACTTAGGTATCGCCGGAATCGCGACAGGCGGCGCCTAGTACTCACACCGTCGGGCTTAGCGCTTATCGGGCAACGGGCACTGCGCGCGCACCTTCGCAAAGCGCGGCCGCTAAGGCCTTTTGCACGCCGAACGGGCAGAAACGCTAACGCATCAACCAGCCCATAGACGCCGCGCCGGCCAACGTACCGGCCGCGGCGCCGCCGGCATACCACCACCGCCCCGCCGGCACGCTCGAGAGCGTCGCCGCGCGCGCATTCGCCCACCATACCCACGAAATCGAGAACGCGACGGCGCCAGCGACTGCCAGCCGCCACGGCTCGCCGTGCTGCTGATACGCCGCGAGCGTCACCGTTTGCGCCGACACGAGGACCACTTGCAAGAACGCGCGGCCGGCAATCGCCAACCCGCCACGCGCCCCAATCACGACACCACCTCCGAGCGCTCGAGCGCCACCGACGACCACGGCTTACGCCCCACCACGTACACGTCGCCCCGCTCGAGAAACACGCTCACACGCCCAGCCAAGCCGGCCTCGCGCACCACCGCGCCGAGCTCGGCCGGCTCAACGTTCCCGTAATACTCGCCGACGCGCACGCGGCCGCCATCGGTCGCCGAATGCGGCGCGCGCGGATCACACGCCGCCGTCACGAGCAACAAGCCGCCCGGCGCCAATACCTCGCACGCGTGCCGAACGATCTCGCGCCACGCCGGCGTATGCTCGAGCACCTCGCAACACACGACCGTATCGGGCTCAAACGGCGGAACGACGGCCGCGCCGTCGGCCACCTGATCCACGCCCGGCCCGGCCGCGATATCGACGCCCCAGTACCGCGCGGCCATGTTGAACGCCTCGCGCGCGGAGCCGTTCACATTGCGCGAGCCGATCTCGAGCACCGCGGCGCGCGGCGCCTCGAGCGCAAGCTCGGCCGCGAGCCACTCCATTACAGGCCGATGCACGATGCCACCTCAGACGCCACCGACACCGCGAGCCGGCGGAAAAACACCGCGCGCGCGTCATCGTCGGAAAGTTCCGGCACCGTCACCACACGCGCGCCACAACGCGCGAGCAACGCCGGCACATGCGACTCGACCTCGTGCCCTGCGTCGCGATCGGTGAGCGCCGGCGCGCCAGGACGCACCACGCCCACGACGACGCCGCCGAGCGATTCAATCAACGCGAACTCGTCAGGGTATCGAACGCCCGTCACGACCGCGAGCACCGGCCGCCGGTCACGTATGGCGCCCTCGAGACACTCGAGCCACACGCTCGGCCGCGCGCGCCGGCGCTCCGTGCCGACGGCTTGTAGCACGCGCGCGTCGCGCGCCACCATGCGCCCCTCGGCACGCGCCACAGCCGCCACGGCATCCGAGAACGCGAAGCGCTCGGCGCCGGGCACCACCGACACGAGCGCGCGCGCGAGCTCGTCTTTACCGTGTCGCGCCGCGCCCGTAATACCGACCACGCGCACGCCGGCGGCCGTCATCGAATGCCCCACGAGAGCGGAAGCCCGTTACCGAACCCGCACGCCGCGCCGAAATCGCGGCACATTGCCAACGCCTTCTCGGCGATCACGCGCGCAAAATTCGAGTCAGCTTGACCGCGGAAGAAGTAGTAGGCCGGCCCCTCGAAATAGGCCAGATACATCGCGCGCCACCCGTTCATGCCGCGGCCGATCTCAGGCCGCCCCATGATCCGCGGCACCACATCGGCCCACCGATTGAGCCAGCAATCACCGTCAGCCGGATTGCATTTCTCGTCGCCCGGCCGCACCGCTTCCGACTGGTACAACAGCCCCTCGACAAACTCGCCGCCGTGCGATTTCCACATACCAGACTCGGCGCCCTGCCACGGATCATCCGATTCGAGCGGATTCGACGACGCCGACGCGCGGTTTGGTGAGAGATGCGCCCAGATATGAGGAAAGCCGAGCGTGTGCAACTTCTCGAGCGAGTACGCAAACTCGGCGCTTGTCACCGTGCTTGCCTTGACCAACTCCCACCCAGGTACGACGATTACTCGCGCGACATCATCGCCGAGCGCCGCGCGAATCGCCGGCCACAGCGCATCAACGCGCGCGCGAAACCCCGCGGCGCCATCATCGAGTATGAGAATCGGCGTAAACCCGGCGCCGCTCGCGCTCGGCGTATCGAGCAACTCGCGCACGTAGCGCGCGAACGTTTCCGGCTCGCGCGACAAATCCCGCGGCGCAATAGCCGAGCCGGGATAGTCAATCGCCGGCGAGATCACAAAGTGAGTCGCGCCCTCGCGTCGCTGGAGCTCGAGCCATTCCGCGCGCTCGGCCGCCGAGAGCGAGATATAGAACGGCGTGAAAACGACCCGGCCGCGGCCGTCAATGAGATTGCAGAAGTTCGCGCGGATCTCGTGCAACTCGGCCTCAGTCGCCGGCCGCGGCCGCTCACGCGCGAGCGACACGCGCACGTCGCGATTTTCCGAGAGCGCCACCTCGACAGACGACGGCACGAACCCGGCCGCGCGCACGGTGACGCGATACGCGCCAAGCACCTGCTCGGCGGCCGTATAGCCGTCTGGATTCGTCGCCGCCATCGCCACGCCGGACGGCTCGAGCACGACCTCGGCGCCGGCAATCGGCGCGCCGACCTGATCCGCCGCAATCACTGCCAACGTCGCCACCGACGGCGCCGCCACCACTGGAACCGACGCCACCACCACCGGCGCCGACGGCGCCACCACCGCCGGACGATGGCCGGCGCACGCCGCCGCCACCATCGCAGACCAAACGATAATCGCTAGTTGTTTTCTCATGTCTTTTTGTCCTTTAGAGTGATTCGTCATGTGTCGCCCGGCCCGACACGTCCCACCAGAACGTGCGCACCGAGTTCAAATCCGTAACCCCTTCGTACTGCGTGAGCGTCACGTACCCGCGCCTTTGTGGCCGGCCAGCAATGCGCGCATCTAACTGGTACCCGTGCGTTTGGCACATGCACCCGCCCTCGATCAACAGCCGGTCAGCGTGCCACGGGAACACGCCCATTTGATGCGTGTGGGCTTGAATCAGCACGCGCCACGGCGCCAGGCCGAGCACGTCTCGACGATCCGCCAACCATTCCTCAATGCCACGCAGCGCCGCGCCAGGCACGCGCGAGAACTTCTCCGCATGCGTCACGATCAAATCGCCAACTTGCGCAAACCAGCCGACCGCGTGACGCCCGACGCCATGCCGAGCAAAACGGACATTCGGGTATCGCTTGCCTATCACGCGCAACACGTCGAGCTCGCCGCCGCTCAGGAACTCGATTACCTTCACGAGATCCGCCGGCACGAGCGAGCGCAACTGCTTTTCAAAGCGTGGCCGGTCATGATTGCCGCACACGACCAGGACTTCGGGAAACGCCGCACTGAGCCGACCGAGCAACGCATCGACGGCCGCCAACTCATCCTCAATCGTCACCGTTTCGTACTTCACAAAACGCGAGATCGAATAGAAGTCTTGCAAATCGCCGTTTATCACGAGCAAGTCAGTACGCGGCCCTTCCTCGGCGATCAACTGAGCCACCAACGCCGGCTCATAGAATGGCGAGTGAAAATCCCCGGCCACGCACACACGGAGCCGGCCCGACTCAGGCGCGCGGCCAGGCGTCACCATCTCGCGCGCGCTTCGCCCGATCCACTTGTCGAGCTCTAGCCACGCCTCATCGGACGACGACGGCAACCGACGCGCCCCCGTCACCGACAACAACGCATCGCCGAGCACCTGAGGCGCCGGCGCCGGCGTGCTGTCACCACCCACGACAGGCACACCAGACGCCGGCGCCGGGCACGGCACGCCCGACTCGGCCGCCCACACGCGCGCACGCTGCCACCGCGACACAAACGTGTTACGCGGTATGCCGAGCATCTTTGCCCCGGCGACAATCCCATGACGCCCGACGATTTCGAGCGTCGCGCGCAGCGTATCGACATCGAGCGGCCGTGCTGCCATTAGCCGCGCGCCGCCCTCACGACCGCCACCGCATCCGCCACCGCGGCGCGCGCCTTGAGCACGGCCTTTTCGGCCACGATGCACGCGTTGACCGCTTCGACGACTTCGGGATTATCGAGCTCGGCGCCCGTCAACCCCTCGAGACCCGGCAATAGGCCGAGAATCGCCGTACGCGCGATCTCGTGTTTGTCCGCGCCGGCCTTGTCCGCGTGCGCCGACTGCACCGCACGCACCACCCCGGCGACCACTTGCGCCACGCCGAGCACCTTCGAGATATCCAACCCCATCACGTCCCCTTTCCCCTTCACATAAACGCGGCAAGCCGGCCCATCCAACCCGCCGCGTATTCCCATTGATCCGCCCGACGCAACAGCACCGAGAGATACTCGGCGCGCAACTTCAAGAAACGGCGATAGACCACCGCAGCGCCGAGCCGATCAATCGCGGCGCGCGTGTCTGGACCGAGCAACCCATCGACGCGCACGCCGGCGGCCGCTTGCAGCTTCGCCACCGCCACGCCGGCGCCGCTATGCACCGCAAAATCCACCGCGAGTACGCGCAACGCGTCGTCAGTCAACCGATCAAATCCAGGCACACGGACAAAGAACCCGGTCAGGATCTCGGCCGCCTCGGCACGCTCGAGCGCTTCCACGTCCGCGCACGTCACCGGCCGGCCACGATGCGCCGCGAGCACCGGACGCGTCACGCCGTATTTCGTACAGCCGCCGCGGTCCGTCGCGCGATTCACGTACCCGCCCTCGCGCCCGATTACGCCGTCGATGATTTCCGCGACCGTCACCGTATGCCTTTTTCCACTGTAAGCCGATGCGTCATTTTCCCGCGTGCTGTAGTAGCCACACGAGCACGTACAGCGCACCGGCCACGCCCCCGCCGGCGATCATGCCGACACGCCCCGGCGACCGATCCTCGAGCACGCGAATACGTGGCTCGAACGGCGCCGGCACGCGATCCTCGAGGACCGCCACCCGGCCCTCGAGCGCGCCCGTCCGTCCGTTCGCCTTTTGTTGCAACTCGACGACCTCATCAAGCCGAGAACGCATCGGCTCAATGTGCGCGAGAAACTCTCGCACAGTGAGCGGAGACTCACCCATTGGTACCGCCTTGCAGCAAGAGCGCCACCTGCTGCTCGCGCGTCAACTCCGCGAACACCGACACCGGATCATCGACGGCGCGCCGAGCGCGCGCGGCCGCGGCCGCCATCTCGCGCGCCATCGCGGCCGTACGCAACACCGGCTCGAGCGCTTCCCGCACGAACCGCACGAGAAACTCATCCGCCGACACCGACGGCCGCAACACCGGCTCAGCCGGCGACTCAGGCGCCGGGAAATCGGCCACCTGATCCGCGCTCACCGACGCCACGAGCGCATCGTGCCGAGCGCTCGCCGTTTGGAATGCCTCGAGAGCCGTCACATACTCCGCGCGCTCTGCCTCGAGCTCACGCGCGGCCGCCGCCGCATCATCCGCCGCCCGACGGCCGGCCCACTCATACAACAACGCCGATTCATCAGCCGACAACCCGACAATGGATACCGCTTTGCCCTCGCTCACGCCCCCTCGCTTTCACCGGCGCCGGCCGGCTCATCGGCGCGCCGGATCTCCCGGCGCTCGTCGTCAAACTCGTACCGCGCGACCGGATCAAGACCGACCGAGCGCAAAGCCTCGGACATGGCCGCATCAGCACGCGCGAACCGATCACGCGCGCCGGCCGACGCCAGGCGCATCAATTGCTCAATCGACGCGAGCTCGCGCGCCGCGGCCGAGCACGCGTGCAACTTCACGAGCACCGCGTTATATTCCGATTCGCTCAACGTGACCACGACGGCGCCGCTCATCGCTCGAGAACTCCCGTCATACCAACATTGCGACCGCCAGACGTGGCGCCGTAGAGCGTCGCCGTCCCGGTTCCCGAAAACGAGTTTCCATACTCAAGCCAGCGAAATTGGCGCTTGCCAATCGCCGGGTACCCGTCGTAAGTCGCAATTGTGGGCATCATCGTATTAACCGAAGATCCCACGCTCACCGTCTGCGACAATTGCGCCGAGTTCGTCGTGCTCGAATCAATCCCGATGCCGACACCGAGCACGCCGTTACCATCGTCGAGCAAACCCATTGAGGACGCCACGAGCCGAATACGACTCAGGCCAGCAATGCCCACAAACACATCGACGCTATTAGCCGTCGTGTTGCGAGACGCACGGAACACACCGCCAGGCGTCGCCCACGTCCACGAGCTCGTCGAATCGGACACACCCACCGGCCGCTCGCGCCGGTTATACAAATTCCAGACGGACGGCGCCGACAACGTGTCGTCACACTGGCCCCCAGACGCATTAATCAAGATCGAACCGAGATAGCGCCGCGTGGTCGCTCCGCTCTTGACGTACACGCCATCCTGTAACACCAACGCCGTGGCGCGCGTCGTGGTGTTTGTCCACACGAGCGACTCGAGCGCCACCGAGCCGGCATTGTTGTACGCAAAGATGTCGTAGGGCTTACTCGCCGTGTAGCCGCTCAGCGAGAGCGAGAGCTCAGAGAACGACAACACCGACCATACCGAACCGTCATAGAGTCCGATTTGGTTTCCGCCAAACGGTGAAAAATAGAGCGTCGTTTTTCCGGATTGATTGGACGTGCTAATCGGCACGCCCGACTCGAGCGTAAGCCGACCATTGCATACGTCTTTGTTCGACGCGAGCGTGGCAAACTCCCAATCAGTCCCCGCCGCATTGATCCGCGGATACTGCAATGCCGAGCCGGCCGCCTTCCGTGCCAATTGGCCCGAATTGAGCGCATACACGAAATCGAGCGCCGCTTGCCCTGAGAGACCGAGCGCGCCGCCACGGACCGACGCGAGCGAGCCGACGCTATCGCTCAGCGTGCCGGCCGCGAGCGTGCCCAACGTCGAGCCGTTCCAAAACTTGATTGCATTGGCGGCCGTGCGCGCAAAGTAGCCGTCAGAAAACCCGAACACCTTCGACGACGACCAGAACCAATCAGCGGTCGGAGCCTTCGCCGTCGAGTCAAACACGGCCGCGTACTGGCCTTCCCAATTGTTAAAATCCGACGCCAACGGCACGTCGCCAGGCGCCCAGGTCTTACGCGTGTAACTCATCTAGTAGCCCACCCTGTCCCCGCCCCCAATGGACGACACGCCAACAATCCAGATACCCTCGAGATCGGCCGGCGCCAACGTCCACGTCATCGACAACGACCCGCGCGGCCCGATTTCGCCCTCGACACCATTGATAAAAACGCCCTCATCAATGGCCGTCACCAACTCGGAAACCTCGCCGCGCGTCGAAATGTCCGAATCAAGCGCCGCGAGCATGTGCGACGCGTCACGATTCGCGCTGAACGACACCGCCGGCACGTACGTACGTGACGCGTCACCAAAAAGCGCGAGCGTATACAAGGCAATCGCATTGCCGGCCACTGGGTCATTCTGGTACGGCAAATCAAGCGCGACGCCGTTTTGGCCGTAAGTGGACGCCGACGCCGAATTGTCCGCGTAGAGCACGGAAGATTCGTAGTCATAGACGCCGCGGCCGCGCGTGCGAAACGTCGTCAGGTACCCGTCAGCCGAGCCCGTATTGGTAATCGTCGCGTAGAAACCATTACCGCCCGACAGATAGCCCGAGCTCATGACCACCATCAGCGCCGACGTGAGATCCGCGCCCGAGCCATCCTCGGCCGAGTTAAACGTGTAATCGGTTGTCGGTACCGGCGCCACCATCGACACGCCGCCGACGCGTGACGCCAATTGCTCAGGATCAACGTACCCGCCAAACAACGGCAGCGATTCACCGGCTCGTATCAAGGTAGACGTGCGCAACGTGTAGAGCGTCACCACCGACGCATCGACGCGCCGCGGATGGACGGTCGCCTGTACCGAGTTCAAAATCGCACTACGCCGGCGAGAGACACCGGGTAATGCCGTCATCGTGTCAGCGAGAGAGAACGACACCGTGCGTGTAGCCGGACGCGTGACTCGCGACTCAAACCGCAACGTACCGTCGGCCTTTGTATAGATGCGTCCTCCCTCCGACGCCGCGAGCTTCGCGAACTCGCCGAGCGCGCGCGACGACTCATCACGAGCCGTATCGAGCGCATAGGCAAACGTGCTCCGCCCCACCTCAAACGACGTGCCGCCCTGCGGTTGTCGTGGCATGGATGCCACAATCACCGACAACACCTCATCGCCGCGCACGTCCGTCTGTATCGACAAATCCGACAACGGGAACCGTGCCGCTTCCTCGAGCCAATCGAACGCCACACACGAGACGCCGCGGCCGCCGTAGCGGCCGGCCGCCGGCACGGCCTCATCAAGCACGCCGACAAACAGCGTACGAGAGACGCCGGCGTAGACCGCGCGGAGACGTACCCCGATGCCGACATCAAACCCGGCACGGCAGAACGCGCCGCCCGGCGTGTAATACCCGAGCGTCCGCGCGCTATTCGCCTCGGAATTGTTGAGCGACCACACCAGCCGGCCAGGCGACGCCACCTGATCCAACGGCCCCGAGCCAGTCAGCCCGCGGCGCCACTTGATACGCGCGCTCAAAAACACGTCGGCCGTAACGTCCGTCCATCCGCCCCCGTCGCCGTCGAGCTCGAGCTCGACGTGTACGCTATCGAGCGTCACCATTTACCGCGCACCCAACAACAGGCCATCGCGCACGCCGCGCGTGATTGAGCCTTGCAACCGGTCAAAGTCAGACCGCAACCCGCGCACTTCCTCGAGAAGCGCCGACGACATACCCGCGCCGGCGCCGCCAAACTCGGCCGCGAAATCGCCGGCCTGATCCTTGCGCACCACGGCCTCGTCACCATGCAACATCGTCGGAGTTCCGGCGCCGAAATTACGGAACCACTGACCAGTCGCGCCGCGCGTGCCGAGCGCAAAACCCGGCCCCGAGCCTTCCCCTGATCCGCCCGTATCGACGCGCGCGCGGATGTTGAAATCCCAGTCTTTAGGGATTGACTCGAACGACGACGTAACATTGCGCGCCGCGGTCTCTGCGGCCGTCGTCATGCCCCCGCCCATCTTGTCTATCAAGGCTTGGATCTTGTCGGCCACTTCCTTCATGCGATCCGCGATCTTGGTAAACTTATCGGCGACCGGATCTCCGAAATTGATCTGTGCCATATCGGTGATCTTGTCGCCGTTCGCGTCCACGAGATCCCCCGACTTAATCAGACCTTCGATCATCGGCCGCATGTTCTCAGGTATTTTCGTGCCGAACTGTATCGAGTCAGTAACCAACGCGCTGATTTCGTCGCCCAGGCCATGCAGCACTGCGGCATTATCGGCGCCGCCACGCTTCATGGTTTCCATTGCGTCTATGATTTCTTGCGCGCGTTCACTGATATTTGCTTGTTTGAACGCCGGCCCGAGATCCTTTAGAGAGATGCCGTACTTCTCCGCTATCGACTTCATGTCGGAGAACTTGACCGTATTTTGGTCACGCAGATTCGAGAGCTCACCATTGAGCCCGTCTATCTGGCCTCGGATATCGGCGTACTTCGCCTTTTGCTCATCAAGCACGCCATTGATTGTGGCGATTGCCGCGGCGCTCGCCTTAGGATCTTTGTCGTTCCACAATTGCTTCACGATGGCCTCGGCATCGGCCGCCGTGCGACCCGTCGCCAAGTACGCATCGCGTACAGCGATCACGGTCTCTTTCCACGCGACGCCGCCGGCCTCGGCCTTCTCCGATGCCGTGAGCGTCGCCCGTAGCCCGTCCTCGAACTCGCCAATAGACGAGCGCGCCTTTTTCACCTCGGCCGACACGCCACCGAACAACCCGGTAATCTTGCTCGTGAGCGGACCGAGAAACGAGCCGAGCATCTCGCCGAGCGCCGAGCCGAGCGGACCAAACGCCGCGCCAGCCATGCCACCGAGCGTCGAGCCGAGTTTGCCCATAAACACGGACGCGCCCTCGGTAAACGAGCCGGCCTGAGATGCCGCAACCAATGCCGAGCCGATCCCCTTCGCCAGCGGTCCGGAGCCGTTCGCCTGTAGGTTCGCGCCCAAGTGAGACGCCAACCCCGACGCCAACCCGCCTACGGCCTCAGCGAAGGAATCGGCGCCGGCGATTCGATCCGCGGCCGCGCGCAGTCCGTGCGCCAACGCCGCCTCAAACGCGGTAGAGAAATCCGGCGGTTTGACACTGAATTTCGAGAGATCGAACGAGCGCAGCTTAAAGAGGTTCTCGAGCGGTTGAGACGTGAGCGCCACGAGCGGCGGGATAAATTGCCGCATTTGCTCAGAGGCATACGCCGACGCGCCGCCGAGCTTGAGAATCGCGTCCGTATTCGTCGTGACGGCCGCGCTCCACTTCTCATGAGCGAGCCAAATATTAAAGAGCACCGGCGGAACTTCGACGCCAACGCGCGACAAATCGCCGACTTTCTTTGCCAGGTTCTCGAGCTCGAACGCCGAGAGCTTCGACGCGCCGCCGGCGGCCGTCACCGCGGCCGCCATAATCGCCAATTCTTCCTTGGCCTTTTTGCCCGTGATCTCATCGAGCAACGCGCGCACAGCCTCGGCGAATTTGTCAGCCTGTTTCGATGTCGCCTCGAATGCAACGCCCGTAGCCTTCGTCTTCTCGACGGTCGCCGGCTGTGTTTCATTGAGCGCCCTATGCGCCGACTCGAGCTTACCCATTGCCCAGGTAATCCCGTCCGTGACGGCCGACACATTCTTGAGCCCAGGAATCACGCCAACAATCGAGCTCACGCCCTCGAGCACGAACTTAGCCATCGACACGAAGCCGTCGGCCAGCTTTTTGGACGCCGTGACGATATAGCCCATCGCCACGCCGAGCACGTCGCCGAGCACGCTTGCCACTTGTAATGCGATATTTGCCAGCAGAGACAGCAAGGGAATCAGCGGCGCAATCACACGGCCGAGCGCGCCGAGCGCGACCGAGCCGAGCGAGCTTGCCGTATCGCCCAGGTCATCCATTGCCGCCACGGTCTGCTCATCCATCACAATTCCGAGCGCGTCGGCCTTCCGTGTGAGCTCGCTAAATTCCGTCGTCAACACCGGGAGCAGATCCGCGCCGGACTTGCCGAATAGATCCGTAGCCGCCTTTGTGCGCAGCATCGGATCTTCAATGCCGCCGACCTTTTCGGCGATTGCCTTAAATTGATCTTCCGGCCGTTTGCCCTTGAGATCATCGAGCGACAGACCCAACTTTTTGACCGCGCCCACCGCGCCGTCATCGTCGGACGCGAGCCGCTTTTGTAACTGATTGACGCCGCCAGTAATCGCATCGAGCCCGACGCCGACTTGTTCGCCGGCGTACTTGAACTCTTGCAACGCCGTCGTACCGATACCCGTCTTTGCCGACAGGTCCGTAAGCTCGCCGCCGAGCGAAATTACCGACTTCACCGCGCCGACAATCTGACCAACAGCGAACATGGCGCCGAATGCGACCGCGGCTTGTTTCGCGAGCCCGATCACGTCACCGAAGACGCCACCGAGCGCCGACGTTTCCTTGCCGGCTCGATTCGTTTCGCTCGCGAGCTTTTCAATCCCCGGCGGAATCTCCACGCCGAGCCGGCGCATTTTGTCGAGCGCTTCCGTCATCGTGGCGTTGACGCGCTTAGCCTCGCTATCGGTCAGCGTGGTAGCGCCGCCGATTTTCTCGATAGCCTCGGCCGTGAGTAGCGCTTGCTTGATGATGTTTTCGCCCGAGAACGAGTTTCCGAGCTTATTGATACCGGATTGGACTTTAGAAGCCGCGCCCTCGAAATCACGCAACTGTACGTCGGCCTTCTCGACGGCCGCGAAGAACTTATCGAAATTCGCGCTAAATGTTGCGGAAACAGCCACAGGCCCAACCCTCAGTCAAACCCGGTACCGTTCGATTGCTCGGCCGCGGGTACTTCCTTTGTGAGCTTTTCAACGAGCACGCCGACGACACGCGCCGGCGTGTTTTCGTAATCGGCCCATGACCAACCCATGAGCCGGCAGACCGAGAGCGCTAGCTCGATACGCTCGCGGTCTCGCGGTTTTTTGCGGCCGCCTCGATAGCTTCGATGTGTTTGTCGAGTGCCTTCTCGATGATGGCCCAGGCGGCCGGCCGCAAATTGTCCACGGCTCTCTCGCTGAACGGGATGTGTTTCCCGAGCGAATCCGTCAGCGACCAATCGACGATGTACGCGATTTTTTCGGCCCGGCCGATCTGGTCGAAGTTTGGCCGGAATGAGCCGTCCGCATTCACGCGATCCACGACGCCCGAGAACGCGCGCCGTTCCTCTCCCACGGTGAGCTCGCGCCGCACCTCGAGCCAATGACCATCAGGCAAATCGAGCCGATCAATCGCCGGCGTGACGAACCACGCCATTTTCGTTGTTACGTCCATCTAGTGACCGTCCTTGTGACGTGGCCCAAGCGCCGCCGTGAGCGTGCCGCCGACCACTTGCAGAGAGATAACGGGAAACGTCATACGCTGCCGTCCGATCTGAACGGCCGCAATCAACGGACTCTGCCCCATCCTGTAATCGTCGGAGCTCACGACATGTGCCGTGAGCTCCAAGCGATCGTTTCCCGCCTCAATGCGCCACGGACCAAAGACCGCGGCCGTCATGTACGACCAGCGGATTTCACCCGTCACGCCTTGGAGATTCAACACAACGGCGCCTCTTAGCCGCGACGCGCCACGGTGCCGTCGGCCGTCAGATCGGCCTTGAACGCGACCGGACCCGACACCGGATCATCAACATTGACTTTCTTCGGCCACGCATTGAAGTACCAGTACTTGGCAACCGACGTGCCAAACGGGTACAGATACGCAGCCACCTTGCCGCCGCTCTGAGCCTGATCGAACGCATCAAACGGAATATCAGCGTCATCAGCGAGAAAGCCGCTCATCGAGCTCGAGCCGCCCTTGACGCCGGCCACGAACGAGCGAAAATCGTCACCGATGGCCGTCACGTCCGCGAGATCCATCTCAATATCGAGCGACCACGACGTGAGATTGGCAACCAACGACGCCGTACCCGCATTGGCGGCCGCCAGGAGCAACGCTCCATTTTTACCGTGATATTTCGGCATTTCCTTACGCCCCCTTTTTCAACGACGCCGAAGCGCTCGAGCGCCACGCCGCCACATTCGCCAACATTTGCTCAACGCGAGCGCCCCACGTATCCGCCGCCACCGCACGCGCGGCCGATGCCGCGCACGCTGTACGCCGTTCGTCGTCAGCCAAGAGCGCGCGAATGAGCGTCTCAGCCTCCGCCGGCGTCGAGAATGTCGGCACAGCTTCGCCGAACTTCTCGAGCACCTCGGAGCGTCGATCCGTTACCAAGCACACGCGCGCCGCCGCCATTTCATAGCAGCGCGGATTGAGACTCTCAGCCGGCACGCCGGACTCAGGCGCGCGGAAGAAATTTAAGACAATGCGCGAACGACGCGCGAGACTCACGAGCGCGCCATTCGGGACCAAACCACCGCGGATAAATTTCCGCAGCGGAGACCGCGGCGCCAGGCCGTCAAAATTGCCATAGAGCGCAAGATTGATCCCGTCCCAATTGATCGACTCGAACCACGCCGCACGCTCAGGAAACATCGAGCCGCAAAACAGCACATCGCACTCTGGCGACTCAGGCGCCGCCGGCGCATCATGCACGCCCGACCGCCACGCGTGCGGCAGATACTCCGCGCGCGGATTGACCGCGCGAAACGCCGGCAACGCCGCGCGCTCATGCGTCCACACACCATCGGCCATCGACGCCAACTCGAGCTCGCGCGCCATCTCGTAAGGCGTTTCCGTGCAAAGCATCCAGACGCGCAGCCCCGCGCGGCGCGCCAACTCGAGCCGCTCGGCCGGCAGAAACGACGCCGAGATAAAGAGCACGTCAGTACAGCCACGCTCGAGCGCGCGCTCGATGATCCCTTGCGACGCCATAAAGAGCACGTCGCCGAGTGTCGGTTTCGGCCATTTGCGCTCGGCCGCGGCGCGCTTTTGACGGCGCCATAGGAAGTGGAGAAAATCGCGCGAGCGCTCGAGACGACCATCGAGACGGAACTCGGCCACCGCACAACCACGCGCGCGCAGACCTTCCACGACGCCCACGTATACGTCGTGTGTCGCCCACGATGCGCCAGGATGTACAACCAGAAACTTACTCACGCCGACACCGCCTCAGACTCAACCTCATACAACCCGCCCCGATGCTGAAACCGCCGTTCGGATTCGTCTACAGTCTCGACATAGGCGATACGCTCCACTCGCTGCACATTCAACACACGCCGATCGGACGCCGTGAGCGTGGCGCCTTGCAAAACGACGTGCGCACGATCCGCCGCAGCTTGAACGCCGGCGCTCGCGTTGGCTTCCTGTACCCACTTCACGAGATACACCGCACGCTCGAGCGCGGCGCATCCTGCAATGCCGTACGCATCGGCCGCACTCTGGAGCGTGACAATTCCATACGGCTCAGACACGCCAGCCGGCGCCACGTCGCGAAACACACCGCCAGGCGCCGCCGCCATCAAAACGCTATCGGCCCTGAGCGCCGCGATAACGGCTTGATCCACGGCCGACTCACTCACCGGACACCTCGAACCCCATCGCCTTGACCGTTTCTTTGAGACGGTCCACGACGCGCGCACGCCACCGCCGCGCAATCGGAATCATGGTCGGTTGTGCCGGCATCGTGCCGCGATTCATGCCCCGATCACTTCGCGCCGCCGTGCCGTACTCGTACAAATGGGAGTGCGGCGACATACTCAACACCACCGCCGACACCCCGCCGGCGGATTCGATCTTGCGAACCACGACGTTCTCGGCGAGATGTTCCGCGGCGCGCTTGCCGACCGTCGATTTATGCGCCGCATAGGCCGCGCGCACCTCGGCCGCGCACGCCTCGACGGACTCGAGCACTAGCGCCCGGCCCTCGCCTCGGAGTTCCTCAGGCAGACCCAGGAGCGCCCGGCGAAATTCTGAAATCGTCTGGTCAGGCACTACGACGCAACCTCATCAACCGCCACAATGAGCCACTCGTGCCGCTCGAGCGGATCAACCACGCCACGCACGGCAAACACGCGCGCGCCCAACGTCAACCGCGTCCGCGCCGTGATCTCCGCGTGATACCGCACCGTCACCACATGCGAATACGACGCCTCGAGCTTCAAGCCGGCCAAACGCTCAGCCGTACGAGACGACGACGGCTCAACCTTTGCCCACACCTCGCCAGGACTCGCCGACGACCACTCGACAGAGAACCCGCCGGCGCCATCGCTCACCGGCGCCGACGGATTGAGTACCGCCACACGGTGACGCAACTCGCCGACGTTCATAGCGCGCCCAGGCTCACACGGTACGGCCGCAACAATCGCTCGACCGCCGGCCACGCGTCCGCATCGCCCGTACCGCGGTTCATATGCAAATCACAGAGATGCACCAACACCGCTGAGCGCAACCCTTCCGGCACGTCCTCGGCCGCGTCACCGTATCCCGCAATCAGCGTCACGATTACCGGCCGCTCGACAGCACCGAGCGCCGGCAGCGATACGCCGCGCGCAATATCGAGCGTGCCATGCGACGCGCGCGGCCCGGCCGGCGCCGTCACGACATACGCCGAGCTCGAGAGCTCGCGCCGTACGCCGTCCGTGTCGATGTATTCAACCTTGCTCACTTGCTGCAATGGCGGCCGCGGGAGAATGAGCGGCGCGCCGCACCACGGCCAACCGCGATACGACGCCTCGAGCGTCTGTGTAGTGAACGCGCGACGCGTCCACGTCTCGCAGTACTCGCGCGCGCTCGCCGCAAATAGCGACACCAACGCGTCATCGGCCGATGCGTCTATTTTCGTGTACAGTTTCGCGTCCTCGACCGAGACCACCTCGGCCGCTGGACCCGACACCACCGACACCGAAAAATCAGAGCGCCAACGAGACATCACACCTCACCAGGACACAACACAAAACAACACGCGCAGTACTCGGCGCCGGAACATGAGCCCCGGCGCCGATGCACACTCCTACGCCGTCAAACCGGAATCGCCGACCGGCGCCAACTCAGGCAATCCGAGCAACGCCAACGCGCCGTAATTGGCGTCGGTCGTGCCTGTCTCCGTGCCAACGAGCCGAACATAACGCTTCCCGCCGATGTAGCCGAGCGCGCCGACCTTGTGCGCGTCGCCCGTCGCGTCAATCGTGATGCCGTCACCCTTCGTCTTTGATGCGCCGACCGCGGTCCACGTCGAACCGTCGTCCGAGTGATCGAGCGAAAACGACACGGTATTAGAACCGTCGGCCGTCGCTACAGCGCCAACTTCCACGATAAAGGTAACGGCGCCAAACCCGCGGGTATCAATCGTTGATCCCGTCTTTGTCGCCGTGTACTGCCCGAACCGAATCGCGTTTTCAAACTTGAACGCGTCAACCTGAGATCGCATGTAGTTACCCCCCGCACACTCACCAGTATCAGAACTGCCAACCCAACAAACAGAACCCGGCCGGCGACGCGCTACAACGCGCCGCCGGCTCGGCGAGTATTTACGACGTGCCGAACTTCAAGAACTTGATCGCGTCGAAATCCACGACGCCGCCGCCAAACCGAGCGGAGCAATCGAATACGATTTTTCCGTTCTTGCGGTACGGATTGCGCAGCACCGAGAACGCGCGGCGCTCAGGAATGAGGTATCCGGCCTTGAAATTGCCGAACGCAATCGCGAGCGCATCAGTCGTGGTGTACGTCGGCATATCCTCGGCCTCGGTAACGCCATAGCCAAGCAATGTAGACGCGCCAGCCTGATCGAGTGACGGGAGCCAGATATAAGAGCCGTTCGCCTTGAGCGTGCGAGCGGCGCCCAACGTGGTCTTGTTCATGACGAAGCGCGCGCCCGAGCGATAGTCAGCCTTGAGCGAATGCACCAGCGCAATGAGCTTGTCGGAGCCATTCGGCGCCGTACCGAACGAGCCATTCGTGCCAGTCGCCACATGTTCCAACTGGCCCCACGTCCGCGAGCCGTCAGCCGTCGCAACCGTGGTGTACGTCGCGAAGCCGCGCGGCTTGCCGTTTCCGTCGCCATTGACGAACTTTGCGCCGCCGGCAATACCGAACGCGCGGCCCATCTTGCCGAGTAGCCAGGCTTCGATGTCGTACATGCCATCCTCGGCGAGCACAGTCGAAATCTGCGGCGCCGCCTGTGCAAGATGTACCGGGATGTTGTACGCCTTGAGCTCGCCGGCGTCCGTATCATCCGATTCCGTCACGTCATCGCCCGGCCACTCAACCTCGGCCGCGCCGTAATCGACAACGCCGGAAATCGAACCGCCGCCGACCTGCTGAACGTCGGCAATCTGACGAATTGGCGAGAGTTCCTGAATCCGCGTAATGATGCGACCCACGACCGACGGCGGTAGCATGTACCCGCCATCAGCATCGACACTCGCGCTCATGCCCTTGGCCGCGAGCTTGGAAGTATCGCCCTTTCGCAGATAGGCCACAATAGCCTCGCGCGCCTCGAGATCATCGGCCGAGCCTTCGCCGGCGCCGACGCGATTGCTCGCCGCCACCATGCCGCGGAGCTCAACCGCCATCTTGTCCATGTCTTCGTTGATGCGCTTCAACTTTGCCTCGAGCTCGGACACTCGTCCCGATCCCGCCTCGATGGCCTTCAGCCGCTGCTCATTCGTGCTCTTGAGGTCCTCGAACGCTCGCGCCTGAGCCTCGAGTACTTTTTCGATGTTTTCCACGGTCTGTACCCCTTCCCCTGAATGTCCCTGTTTAGCCCTGATACATGCGGCAGAGCTTCTCCGCAACTTCTCGACTGAGATCCTCGCCCGATGCGTCCCGCACGGCCGCCAATCCTCGAGAGGCAGCGATCTTCGCGTCTGATCGAGACAATCCGGCCTCGCGCAGGATTCGCTCGAGCGCTCGCACGCTCAACCCCTCGGACTTCACACTTTCAACTCGCGCATCTGGACACGCCGGAAACGTCACCGGCGAGACCTCCCACAAATCCACCGCGAGAAGTTCGGTTACATCGTCCGCTTCGTTGTAGTGGTCCGACTTCACAACAAAGCCAATCGAGAGCCCCGAGAGCGCGCCAATTTTCAGTAACTCGTACGCCTCGCGCCCCAATTGCGTACTCGCAAGCCGGCCACGAACAAACAGGCCGCGCGCGTCCTCGCGCATTTCCAACCACACACCGCACGGCATATCCGCTCGGTGTTGCCACAGCATCGCCGGCATGAGCCCGGCCGCGAACGAGCGCGCCAGCGAATCCGCAAACGCGCCAGGCATGACGCGCTCGCGGTAGGAATCCACCACGCCAAACACCGAGCCGTACCCCTCGAACTCGAGTTCGGCGCCGGCCGCCTTGAACTCACACGCCGCCGCGCGGATCTCGAGCGCCGCCGGTTTCTTTGATGTCGTCATGCTGCCGCCCCTGTTGAGTCACCAGTACCCGCGGCGCCGCTTCCAGACACCGGCCGATAGTTCATTGGTTCTAAGTAGCGGTCGCCGCCCTCGATTGGGTTACTGTTTTCAAGCGCTAGGATGTCGTTTGCCGACAACCAGCCACCCTCGCGGCCGACCTTGTACGCTTCGTAACGCGATTTCAGATCCCCGCGCATGAGCCCCTCGAGCAAGAACTCGAAAAAATACCCGCGTTTCTGCTGTGATGAATCTGACAAGAGCGCAGAATGCAACGCTTGCTCGAACCGAACCGCCCAGGGACGGAGCGTATGCACGACAAACTCAATCGACTGTTGCTCGATATTCGAGAACGTCGCGCGGTCCAAATCGCCGATCATGTGTGGCGGAACGCGAAACAGCGAGGCAATCTCCGAGCGCGAAAATTTACGCGTTTCGAGGAATTGCACCTCTTGCGCCGTAAACGACAATTTCGACGCCTTCGCGCCGTTCGTCAAAATCGCAACCTTGCCGGCGTTACGCGGTCCGGCGTATGCCTCGTGCCACGCCTCGCGAAATTTCTTAATCGCTTCTTCGTCGTCCGCGGGAAAATCGCCGCCCATCTCAATTACGAGCCCCGGCGTCGCGTCGTTATCAAATACGCGCCGGCCGTACTCTTGCCCCGCGGCCGCGAGCCCGAACGTTTCGGCCGCATCCTCGAGCACTGACCGGCCGAGCAAGTCTTTACCCATCCTCAAACCGCGCAAATGCAACACTTCCGGCGCATCGGTCGGGCTTTTCTTCTCGAACACGCGCCGCGGTTCGCCGTTAGGTTCGTAGATGAACTTCGGGCCAAACTTGCCGCGCTCAACTCTCATAAACGCGCGCTCGAGTGGCATCACTTCCACCACATCGCCGGATTTAGGCATGCGGGTAATGTGGCTAAAGTGATTGCCGGCTAAGATCACCTCGGCCAACGCGAGCTCGCGCCACTCGAGCGACGTCTCGAACGGATTAGGCCGCCACCGCATGAGCTCATACAGGGAGTCGCTTTCCGCGCGCGTCTTGCTTCGGCCGTCCGCATTGCGCCGGTACAGCACCAACGGCACCGACGCGAGCGACTCGGAAATGATGCGCACGCAGGAATACACGGCCGCAATCTGTAACGCCGTCTCGACCGTGACGCGCGCGGTACCGCCACCGCGCAAGTACATTTCCGCCAACGGTGCAGACCAGTCGGACGACTTGCGCTTAGGATTTCGGCGGAACCACTTGAACAAATCCAACGGCACCCCACAAAAGTGGTACGCCGCCTCGATGTTTGGTAGAGCGTGGAGAGTGCCGAACCAGCCGCCGTCGTGGTCCGCAAGAGAGCACCGCCGGCCATACGGTCCGGTTCGGGCTAGTAGGGAGAGAACCCCGGCGGCCGGCTCGGCACCTTCCACGCCCGGCCGCCCATCGAAGCGCGCACCGTGCAATCACACAATGCGGCCGCACGCGACGGCACCACCACCGCGCGCCTGTGGCTATGTCGTATATTTCGTTATTTGTCGCGAAGCGCCGGCGACATGTCGGCCTTTGGCATAACCGGCTCGACATCCGCACGCACCACCAGGAGCCGGCGCGCAATCGGTGACGGCCGACACGTTCGTACGGCGCCCTTCTCTATCCATCGCTCAACCGTCCGACGCGATACCCGCGCGAGCTCGGCCGCCTCGCGCACTGTCACAAATCGACGATCTATCACACGCGCCCCCACGTTCTCAAATAACAACAATGCCACTCGAGCGCGACTTGCGCGCACGCAGTACACCGCGCCGGCTCAGTCCCATGATTAGCGCCACAATGCCGTCGATCTTTTCCTTCGCTTGTGCTTTATCCGGCGCCACGTTCCCATTTGCATCTCGACGTACGACCAGGTTGTCAGCCATCCAACGCAGCACAGGATTTCCGCCATGCTGCAATTGACCCGACGCAGCAAACGCCGCGAGCTCTTTTGTCGGCTCGGAGAGCGTGCGGAAACCTTGCCGCACCTCGACCACCTCGAGCCCGGCATCTTGCGCGAGCTCCACGGCAATCTGTGTAGCGTTCCACGCATCAAACGCCACCTCGCGCACCGAGAACTCTTTAGAGAGCGCGACAATGTGCGCTTTGATATGTGATTGGTCAATGACATTGCCCGGCGTCACCGTCAACAGACCGGCACGCCGCCACGCGTCCAACGGCACCAACGAGCGCCGACTATCAGCCACAACCGACTCAGGCGCGAAGAAAAACGGCAACACCACCACGCCGCCATCAGGCCGAGCGAACACCGCCACCACTGCGGTTATGTCGTTCTTGCTCGAGAGATCCAGCCCGAGAACGCACGGCATACGCCGCAGCGACGCCCGATCAATCGGCGCCACGTTTGCCGGCAAATCCCAATCCGCTAACCGGATAAACTTCTCGGCTTGCTGTACCCATTGGCACAAGTGGAGCCGCTGAAATTCCGTCTGAAAAGCCGCGATATGCTCGGCCTGTTTGGCCTTCCTCGCAATATCGTCGAGCTTCACGCTCACGCCTAAATTGGGATTAGCCTTGCGCCACACGTCCGGCGAGCGCCAATCGTCACCAGGATCAGCCGCAATGATTGACGCGAACCACGACGGATCATCAACGACACCGCGTAACACCTTCGATGAATACTCGTGATGATCCCAACAGACGCCAATTTGCCCCACGCCGGCCGTAGTGATTTCAAAGATCAACGGTTGACGACGCGTGCCCGTCGCCGTCGTCATAACGTCAACCATTGCAGAATTTTTGTGTGCGTGTAGCTCGTCGATAATGACGCCGTTAGGACGCAACCCGTCGAGCGAGTCAGCATCCGCGCCGAGCGGTTGAAGTTTCGACGCGTGATTAGCCTCGTACAGATTGCCGACCATTGGCGTGATACGACCACTCAGGCCAGACCGGATCACAATTTGCCGCGCGGTCTCCCAAGTAATACGGGCTTGCTCGCGTTTCGTCGCGCAACAGTACACCTCGGCGCCGGGCTCGCCGTCGAAAAACGCGAGATCCAACGCAACGCACGCCGCCGTCGTGCTCTTGCCTTGGCCGCGCGGTTCCTCTTGGTACGCTTGACGAAATCGACGCAACCCGGTCTCTCGAGATACCCACCCCATCAAACAGCCGACTTTGAATTGTTGAAACGGCTCGAGCTTGATCGGCTGGCCGGACCATTCGCCCTTGTAGTGTCGAAAGCGCCCATACAAACGAAATGAGCGCTCGGCCAACTCAGGACGAAATACAAACTCACCGCCGGCCGCGGCCGCGTCACGATCCGCCAGATGCCGCTCGCATCCGAGACGCAAAAGCTCGCCGGCCGGCTCATCGCCCGACACGACCCTATCAGCGTACGCCGTCACCGGATCAACGGCCGCCACGCGATCCGACGCAGCGCGCCGAGCGCGTTTAGTGTTTCTCACCGAAGAACTCGGCCCACGGATCACCGGCGCCGGCGCCGCCGCCGTTTGCTTTGGCTTTTGTCGCCGTCATCGGCGTTAGACCGAACTCGCCCAGGTAGCGCGCCACCTGATACGAGAGTTTCTCTATCCGCAGCACGAGCGGGTTAGCCTTTACCGTCGTCACTTTGTGGCCGCTCGCCGTAATGCGCGTTTCGGGTACGACTTGCCGATACCCGCCCTCGGCAAACTCCACGCGCGCGCGGTCCAAATCCGCCCAGGCCGAACACAACAGCGCGAGCATTTCACCGTGCGCAGTCGTCAACACCTTCACCGACACCAATCGAGCGCCGATCTCTAACCACTTCTGACGCGCGAGCGCATCCGCTTCAATGAACGCCGGCGCCTCAGGCAACCCCACCGGATACGACGCCTCGCCCTTGTGCCGTTCACGCGTCCGCGACCCGCGCATATTGCGCACGGACTCAGGCGCCGAACGCCGCCCCGATCTACTTGTGCCCGGCACAAACCACCCCGTTTTCACTCACAACCGCCACCACTTCGCCACAATCCCGCGCCGATTCACACGAGAGCGGCCCCATTTCGCCGAAAGCCGTTCGGAAAGTGCCCCTCGGCCGTTTTCTCGACTTTCCATTTTCCGACCACGCGCGAGCGTACCAAGCTTGACTGCAATTTTGATTTCGCCTGTTTTGATGACCTTGACTACTTTTGCAATTTCGTTGATCAAACCCGCCTGTTTGAGCGTG